ACAACATCAGCGTTGACTTACACCATTGGATTTAGAACTGGAAGTGGTGCAACTACCGCAACTGCACAAGTTGTAAACCAAATGTCAACTTTGATTCTTATGGAGATTTCAGCATGATTGGCGAAACTGAACATGAAAAACTGGTTGCAGTTTTGCTAGACGCTGGTTTTACAGATGGTTGGACACTTTTCGGCACAGAGTTACAACAATGGGAACATGAAACCGAACCACCAAAACCACTAAAACGCCCTGCATGAAATGGCGTTACCTCATCGGCTACGGCGCGCTAATCGCAGTCGTATTGTGGGGATGCGCTGGATGTTCTGACCGTGAACGCGTCAACTGCCAGCGTGCAGGTTCTAAGGCCGTAACGATGACTAGCGACATACAAATTGGAACGGGGCGTTGTGCCTAAGTACACGAACGATGAAATTAAAGCCCGCCTAATTCTTATTGTCGGCATAGGTTTAACATTTTCTTTTGTTGGGTCAATCTTTACATTGCTTTACGGCCTGTTATTTGTCACCCAACCATTAGAACAAGCCCCCAACGATGCCGAAGCATTTTCAGTGCTAAACCCAATGCTTATGACACTTAGCGGCGGGCTAATAGGATTACTTGCATCCAACGGATTAAAAAACAAAACAAAGGATGACCACCATGAAGGCTAAAGACAAAGCAATGCTCGCAAGTTATACACGCTCATTGATTGGCGCACTTGTCGCGGTGTACTCAACAGGAACAACCGACCCACGCGACTTTGCAAAAGGTGCAATTGCCGCAATCATTCCACCATTGATGCGCTGGGTAAATAAAAAGGATGAATCTTTTGGTCGTACCGCATAAACACAAAGTAATTTTGCCAACAATTGTTGCGCATTGCCGACCTGGCGAAATTCCGGCAAACATGCTGGTTGATGTAAAACCCTATGGAAAACTACTGTTTCCAGCCGCCGATGCTTGGCAAGCTTTAAAAGAGCGCGCACACAAAGAAGGCATAACAGTTTTCAAACCGACTTCACAAAACGACACTTACAGGTCAATTACCTTGCAACTGCAAGCATGGAACGCACGCATGACAACAGTTCCGATTGAAGGCGTAAAACCAAAACTGTTTGACGGTAAAAACTGGTATCTAAAACCAGGCAACGCACCAATAGCACAACCAGGGAAATCGCATCACAACTGGGGTATTTCAGTAGATGTTCACACAGCATCAGGCGAACGATTTGAATTTATGAAAGCACATTGCCTGGAATACGGGTTCAGTTGGGAACTGGATTCTGAACCGTGGCATATAAACTATTTCGTAGGCGATAAAACCCCTGATGCAGTCAGGGCATGGAAAAACGCCAAATCCTTGCAATAGCACTACCTGTGCTTTAGGGTGAAATCACCCGATGAAAGGAATCTTATTTATGACCTTTACAGCACCCAAAATTCTTGCAGGGCTGATTTCTGCCCTAATGGGGTTTACGGCCCTTATAAGCCCCCAGGATGCCCAATCCAGCCCATCTAGGGTCATGTTGGATGTTGCGCCGTTCCTAATAGAACCCTCAACCACTACTTCAAGCACGCTGTTCATTGACCCCTACGCAACAGCACCCGCACAGTTTGCCGCCCTAGCAGTAAACCTGGGCTGGCCTGTCAGCGAATACAACCAACTGATAAAAGTCATTACTCGCGAAAGTAATGGAATAGCCATTTCGCACAACAAAAAAGACCCAATGACAGGAAGTTACGGCCTAATGCAAATCAACGGGTTTTGGTGTCGCGGAGAAAACTCATTCCTACAAAAAGCGGGCTTGCTCACATCATGCAAAATGTTGCTTGACCCCCAAGTTAACTTGCGCGCAGGCTTAATAATCTTTAATCGTTCGGGATGGTCACCGTGGAGAACAGCACAATGAGCGAAGGCGTTGCGTGGAATCAGGGCGAAGTTTCTGAGGAAACCCGCAAACTAATTTTGGAAGCGGGTGGAATGAAATACCAAATGGCCGTGTTCAATTTGCTAGACGAAATTGCACGCCCAAACCATTTGCCACGCAAATACCGTGATGACCATTTGATTCGTGGCCTGCGAAACATGCTTATTGACTTTCAACTAAGTGGCCAGGATGACTACGCAGAATGTGTTATCTTGGCAATTGAAGGCCTTAACGGCCAAGTAAAACCCGACTAACAAAGGAATTCCCGACATGAGCGAACAATACGAAATGTTCACATCCACCATTGGTTTAGGCGGCCACAAAACAAAAGTGGCACTAGACCATCCAAGCGTTGCAGTGCGTCACGATGCTGGCGATACATCCCGTGAAGCCGCCGAAAGCGCAAAACCTCACGCAGGTAAGCAACGCGAACTAATCCACTTTTGGGTTAAATGGGCTGGAAAGTCTGAAGCAAAAGGAATGACCGCCGATGAACTTTCAATGCTTTTGGAACTGCCTGCACAATCTGTTTCTGCACGCATAAACGGCCTGCATAAGGATGGTTTTATAAAAGACAGTGGAGAACGCCGCAAAACGCGTTACGGCCGCAACGCAATTGTTTGGGTGACTTGCTGATGGCATTTGACCTAAGCAATTACGAAACAGTTGAATCACGCCTGGCGCGTTGGTGGGCCGCATACCCAAATGGCCGCATATACACCTGCATGATGAACTACAGCGGCGATGTGTGCGTTTTCCGCGCCGAACTGTACGCCCACAAGGATGACAAAGACCCAATGGCAAGCGGTTACGCCGAGGAAGTAAAAAGCGAACGCGGTGTCAACGCAACATCATTTGTGGAGAACTGCGAAACATCAGCCATTGGGCGCGCAATTGCTAACTGCCCAATTCAGGCAACAGGTAACGGCCCTAGACCATCCAGGAATGAAATGGAAAAGGTTGAACGCCTAACGCCAACAGATACCAGGGAAACGCCAGTGCATATACCCCGCGGTGCATTTGCCACCCCAAAACAGTTGGGTTACATAAAGAAACTGGCAAAGGATGCAGGTTTAGACGATTTGCGCCTATTGGAACTCATACAACGCACCCTGAACAGCGATGAAGCCATCCTGGAGTTACTGAAATCCCATGAAGCAAGCGCAATAATTGCGGTACTCAAATGACTTACGCCGCGTTTAACATCATTGGCATTGTCTTGGGAGTATGGGCAACCATCCTGGTTGTGATGTGGCAAAACCGCCGTGACTGAAAAAGAATTTAAAGACATAATCATTGCAGTTGCAAAACGCTACGGCTGGTTAGTGCATCACGATTTGCCAGCCCAATCCTCACGCGGCCATTGGGCAACACATGTGCAAGGTGACACTGGTTTCCCTGATTTGGTGTTACTGCATCCGAGCAGCGGGAAACTGTACATTGTGGAACTCAAATCAGATAAAGGCAAACTGACCCCTGGACAGAAACGCTGGATGATGGCATTTGAGAACGCTGGCATCTACAACACGGTGCTGAAACCGAATGACATGGAGTATGCGCTTTACCTTTTAACGAACCATCAGATTTAAAGCTTTAAACACAATCGGCTAGAACCATGACCTAAGCCTGTCGCAGGGCGGTTGGATGAAACGCGGCAACGCGGGTAGATAGTCGCGCATTGAATCATGCAAGACGAAATGATTTAGGCAATGCGACTAGGCGAGGTGTAAACATTCATCATTGAAAGTAATTGGGAACTGGGTTGGGCAAACCAGTGGGTGGGGCAATCACACTTATCTATTGCGTTACGCTAAAGAAACAAGACACATAACAAAGAACACCGAAAGGCCTAGCCCGACATGAAAGCCCCCCGAACCATAGAGCAAGCAAGCCGCCCTGGCGGCGCGGTAGCACAAGCCGAAGGCGCGTGAGATGCCACGACAAAGCACAACAAACGACAAAGAATATGCAAAAGCAAGAAAATTACTATTACAAGAAAACCCAAACTGTCATTGGTGCGGCGGCATAGCAACCGAAGCAGACCACCTAATTCCGCATATAGACGGTGGGGGAATTGAAGGAAATTTAGTTAGCAGTTGTAAACCCTGTAATAGTCGCAGGGGGGCTGTATTAAAAAATAAAAGAAACGCACAAACAAAAAGCGCACGCGCAAAAGCCATGCAACAAAAAACTGACAAAAACTTGAATTCAGAAAAGCAAAACGCTTTTTTACTGCCGATTGACATCC